TCTTTAGGTCGGCTTGGTTCTTGTGTTCCTACTCTTATGATTGGATTTACTCCATAAACGTCCATACCCATATTTTATTCTCCTTTCTTATTTATCCCATCTTGATACGACAATTTAAAAGAGAGTTCAAGCGTTTTTTTTGAATTTCTCACAGCTCTCTGGGAAGCCGGTACATCTCTCCGGTTACCATGTGTTTAAAGTTCAAGCCCCACCGAGGCGTGGAACGTGCGACGAGCAACGAGCTATGCTCCTTTTATATAAGTTGTAATAAGCATTATCATCACCATCGTAGCCGTAGGAAATCGTAGGAACAAGTACATTCCTAGTAGCCATAATAAAAGAATCACGCTGCGTCCTGCTGCCCTAGAATCTCTTGAGCCCGTACTTCAACAGCCCACCAAACGAGAGCGTTCACGAACTGTGCGTGCGAGCCGACATCTTTCATGATGGGGATCGCTGCAATGTAATCCATCAGCGTCTCACCGGAGTCCTGCGCGTATTGATATAACAAGTCCCAAATTTCTTTTTCGTGCTCAACGTGGAACTTGGTTGTTTCCCAATAATAAATGATACCTGTCACGGCCCCACTGCATCCGTGTGTTGCGATGTCCTTGATTAAAAATATATTGTCCTCTTCACCTTTGCGTAACCATTGTTTGATATCCATCAATGCCTCCTTGCGTGAAGACTCGCAGGGTGCTTCTGCCCTTCGAAGTCGACGTGAAGTATATTCTTATCGTGCCTCTTGCACCACAGCTGAAGCCCTAGCTTCGTCCACCCAGCCTCAATGGCTGCGTAATCACGGGGGGACTGATCGCCGGGTAGTTCATCGAGGCATTTCTTGCAATGCAAAAACATTTCAATCTTTTTCGTAACGGGGATCTTTCTTTTCATATGTTTCTCCTATTATTAATTAGAAGCCAGCCCTAACTATATTATTTAACTGGGCCTCACGGGCTGACCTCATCAAGCTTCAGTCTCCCTCCACCTGACTCCTTATACATAAGACCAGATGGGATAGATGTCAACCCTAAAAGAAGAAAGATTTTCCAGCAGCAGCTCCGTCCGGACTCCTGAAAGTTTAATGTTTAACGCCAGGTCGAAAGCCCAACGTGGAACGTGGAACGAGGCGTGAGTAGTGAAATGAAAGGAAAAGTCATACCCACGCCCCACGAATCTTGTACCCCAGCTCTGCACCGGAGTCCAGCTCCCTGCCGGACGAAGGTTAGGAGGTTCTAAAAGTTTAATGAAACGTGCAACGTGGAACGTCGAACGTGGAACGAGAAACGCCGGGCTCATGCTCCGGGCTCACCCGGATGCGCAGAGGTTCAATAGTTTAACGAGACCCGACGCGTCGTCCGAGGAACGTGCAACGAGCTTCACGGCTCCCGGCTCCTTCACCCTGAGAAGTTTCAGGCCTCGATGCTTGACCCCCGAGGCCAAGAAAAACGAGCTTCCACCATGCTTTTGATATTTGAGATGCCAATTAATTTGCCACTTAGATATGCCATAATTCTTGAGATCATTTGATTTTAATTCCACCCAAAATACTTTCCCATTCATAGCACAAAACACATCAGGTATTCCATTAATTGTCTTAGATTCTACGCGAAAAAAATAACCTTTTATGTTTAAATTTTTGATTCGTTTCCAGAGTTTTGATTCCCTCTTTAGAGCCATTCTAATCTAGGTCAATGTACCCGACTAAATCAATCAAAATTAAACTCAACTTTCATTATTGCTTTACCGATTTCTTCCGCAATTTGCGGGACGATAGCATTGCCCAATCCTTTAAGTCTGTGTGTCCTGCCTTGTACCCCATCAGCCACTCGACCCACGTCGGGTTCAATGTTCCACCAATTGTGTTGGTTAATACTGCTACTGACTCTTCCAGCTTCGCTCCTAAAAATCCTCTCCTCTCCACTCTCTTTTTTAGATTGATTGATTTTTCTGACATTGCTCCCGATGCTCTTGGAGTCGGCCATAATCTTTTCTCTCTCACTTGATCGTGCAACCGAATCTGAATCGGCTGACCACTTGGTCTCTTGAAATGCCCCTGATCCAATGCTTTCTTTATTCCTGGAAGATTGCTGCCCCCTGATAGTGCGTCGGGAGTTCGCCACAATCCAGACCCTGTCTCTGCGATGCGGGGCACCGACGCCTGCAGCTGGAATAATAAACGATTGTGCTTCGTAGCCTTCATTTGCCAAGTCAAGGTGCATACGTTCGAAAACCACGCCGTCTTGGATGTTAATAAGGCCTCGCACATTTTCAATAATGATCCACTTGGGGCTAAAGTCTTGGATAACTCTAAACATCTCTGGCCAGAGATGTCGGTTGTCATCGGTTCCTTTTTGTTTTCCTGCGACACTGAATGGCTGGCACGGCACGCCACCTGTAATAACTTCAGGTAGTTCGCATCCGTCTTCTTCAAATTGTCGTTTGGTAATTTCTCGGACATCGTGATATATTTTAACATCCTTCCAATGCTTCTGTAAAACTAATTTACAATATTTATCTATCTCACAAAAAGCAACTGTTTTAAATCCTGCTCGTTCAAGTCCAATACTGAACCCACCAATACCACTAAATAGGTCTAAGGTCTTTAACATGTATTTGTGAGAAGTGTGCTTTACAATATGAAGTATGGTTCCACCTTTGTCTTCCACAAAAAAGGTGTGGATCAGTGTTTTCTTTCCATAATGGAAACCTACAATGAATATCCTTTAAGTCTTCCAATAAAGTAGGATTTGCGGGACCTTCTATTACCACTGGTGTCGCAGGCACAATCGATCGTTTAACTCCCCGTACAGCGCCCTGTTTTCTTGCCACAAGATTAAGTCGGTTTGCTTTTCCAATAACCGAATTTTTAGTGGTACCCAATGCTTGAGCAATTTCAGAAGCTGGACAACCTTCGTCCCACATTTCGCTTAATTTATTTAATTTATAATTTGTCCAGGAGATCATTTCTAGTAGTACCTTGAGGACGGCCACGTTTAGTAGCCCCCATCCGATAGTGTGAAGTAATAGGGACGTCCACATTCCAACCCTTACCCCGCAGTATATATTTACGCATTTTTTGTTGAACATAATCAGGGTCTCTTCCTGCCATTTCACAAACATTTCTAAAATGGGTGCCTCCTTTAATAAAGAAAGCACACGCCTGATCACGCTCAATTCGACTAGGCCCTTGAACAACATCTAAAGCTGCTCTACTAAGAACCGACACCCATAACTCTTGTTCAGGAAGGCTCACTCGACCTAGCCCTTCATCAAAACTTTTGATGTTTTTATTTAATCCTCTCATATAACCTGTATAAGATAAGATGGGAAAGCTGTCAATCGTTATTTCCTTTTATTCTTAGTTTTCTTCTTCTTCTTCTTGTTTTTCTTCTTAGCTTTTTTCTTTTTAGCCATATGTGCCTCCTTCCTTATTTAATCTTCTTTATACTAATGATAATTGAGTTTGGAATCAAGGTAGTATTTCCCAGCTCTTCAATAGCTCCCTCTTCTTTGCCCTTAGCAAAGTCCCCAAAGATTCTAGTAATACCTTTGCTTTGAGATAAAAGATGTCCTTTCGTAACACACTCAGGAAGTTTAGCCTTATGCACATCGACCACAGGTTGCCATCCAGCATCCGACACAACATCTCTCCATCTAACTTCCACTAATGGATATCTATCTATTTCCTTTTTGGCTTTTTTGTTTATGAGTTTTCTTTTGATCATTAGTTGTTTTAATCGTTACGCTCCCTACACTTGTACTCAATAAATGAGAGTTATGCACCTCATTAAATACCGTCATAAAAGAGTTGAGCTTGTTACTTGCTAATAGTTGTTTCTGGCGTAACGTTAATGATGTTTTTGGCTTCACCAATTTTTTGCTCGAGCTCCGCAAGTCTCTTTTCAAGTGCTTCACGCGACATACCCTCCAATCCAAGATGTTTTATTTCTCTTCTATCTACATAGAAACCAGCCATTTGGCCTTTTCTAAATTCAGCATTAATGGCTGCAGTGAATTGGCT